GTAAATCTAATAGTCCCATATTATGTGTTTTTGTTTATTATAAATAGTTTGTTGTGTTGTTTATCTTTGGCTTGATTGTGTTTTGACAGCTCCACCACCACCACCTACTATAGCAGTTGCTGCTACTTTACCGTCTAACATTATTTGAACCGGTCTTCCTTTGGTCAATTCTGTTACTAACGTATCTACTTTCTGTATCAATGCGTCAACTCCTCCTTCTCCTTTTCCTTTTGCTTCTCCTGCTGATTTATTTTCTCCTCCCATTCCTAAAGAAACAAGTCCTGGTGCTGCTTTTGAGAGAAGAACTAATCCTCCTATTGCCGGTAATGCCATTAGTCCTGCTAGAGATACTGCTGATAATCCTGCTGCAATTCCAAATAAGGCTGGTCCTAGTAAAAGCATAGGACCTATATTTTCCATTGTTACTGCTCCTAATATTTTAACAAATCCATCTGCCACTGCAGTTATAAGTGTTGCTATTCCTGCAAAAGCCGCTGTTACTACTGTACCAAAAGCCTGTATACCTGGTGCTGCTAATCCTAATGCGTATCCTAGTCCTATGATAGCTCCTGTTATTACTGCTAAAGAAACTGCCATTACTAATCCGACTGGACCTAGTGGTGTTGGGGTTGCCATTGCTCTAGCAAAAATTTGAAAACCTGTTCCTAATGCTTGGAAAAATCCTTTAATACCTTCCCCTGCTCCTTTGTTTAGTCCTTTTGTTTTATCTGCTACTCCTGCTACTTTTTCCCCAATACCTCCTACTGCTTCTCCCTTACCTGCTACACCTTGAGCAAATCCTCCTGTTAATTTATCTTTAACTCCTCCTAATGCTTCTTTAAATCCACCGTCTTTAATCAAGCCTGTCAGTCCTGTAAGAGCTTGTTTACCCATACTAAACATTGTTCCAAAGGCTTTTCCTACTCCTGATAGTGATAATCCTAAACCTCTTACTGCTACTGCTGCTAATAAGAAATAAGGAACTAAAGGTAAATTCATCAACTTAGTAAGAACCTCTACAATAGGTACTACAAATTTTTCTAAAATTGGAGCAAATGCTTGGGCTATTTTATCTAAAGATGTCTGTATTCTTTCTTGAATACTCACTCTTTCATACTCTGCTTCGGACATTCCCATTACAGCTGCTCTCTGCTTGTCTGTAAGGTCTTTACTTGCTTCTTGTGCTAACACAGACTTAGCAAGCTGTTCTCTTGACATTCCTAAAGCTTTTGCTAATCCCTCTTGCTGTATTCTATTCATAGTAGCAAATTCTGCAGCGGATGCTCCATTCTTAGCAAGTTCGTTTGCTACTCCTTCTAAATCGTTATTTAAAGCTAATTCTCTTGCTTTGGATAAGTTTATATTTTTTCCTGTAAGTAATTGTGCTTCTAGTTCAGCTCCTATAGAATCTTCAAAATTCATTAAACTATTTGCAATATCATCCACCTGCTGTAAAGTTAAGCCAAATGCTCTTGCGGCTGTCGCAGCAGCGGCTAACTTCTTAGGATTATTTCCTAATGACATAGTTACATCTTCTGATGTATTTAATATGTCTTTGATAACAACTCCGTACTCTACTCCCGATCTATTCTGTAAATTACTTTGTTTTACACCTGCCATTACGTTTTTCTTAAACGTATCGACATTTTGTCCTGACATTTTAGTCTGTATGGCAAGTTTTGTAGCTTGTTCTGCTGAAAGTCCTAATAAATTTTTTGTTTCAGCTACAGCTGCTAACTGCTGTGGTGATATAAAGTTGTTTCCTGCAATACCTATTTCTCTGGAAAGACCACTTGCTACTTGCAATATGTCTACTGTAGAGGCTAGGTTACTGTTCATACTAGAGATTGCACTAGTACTCTGCCCTGTAATCCTTGTAAAATCTGTTGCAGCTTCATCTACTTTCATAAAGCCATTCCAGATAGCTGTTATAAGAGCAAGAGGGTCGAGAAGTCCATCAAATAACTGTTTACCTACCATCTTAGCAGCAACACCCATAGTTTGAAACCTACCTGCTCCTCTGGCTGCTGCTTTACGCATTTCTTGATCTATTTCATCTGCTTTTAGAAACTGACCTATTCCTGGTATCTTTGATAAAGAGCTTACTAATTTACCTGTAAGTCCTAATTTTTTCTCAATAATTACCAGATCTTGCCTATCTGCTTCAAGAATTTGTTCTTGTAAATCTAAAGCGGCTTGGGCATCCTTAAAGGCTTGCTGCTGCTGCTTTGTCATTTTCTTTCCAATATCCTCTGCTAATTGTTTTGTATAGGTATATCTTCTTTCTAATTCTAATTTTCTTTCTGCAATTGTTTGCAATTGCTTTTCTAAATTCTTAGAAGTAGTTAATCCTTGAGAAATTCTATAATGGTTTTTTACTAAGTCTTCAGAAGTCTTAGCTGCTGCTGCCATTGCTCGAGTAAAGTCCTTTGTTGCAACTGTCATCACAGTGGCATCCACTCCGTCAAATGCAGATTCAACAGCATTCTTAAACACTTCTCCTAGGTTAGCTGATACTGATTTGAGAGTATCTTCTATGTAGGTTGCTGTATCTTGTATATCTTTCTGTGATTGCCTATTCAACGCCATTATAAAAATAGTTTATTATAAATAGTCAAAGCCCATATTATTTACGGGCTTTTGTACTATAGTCGGGTGCTTTAATTTGTCCGTTCTGAAGAAGTGATTGCTGTCCTGATGATTTCTGCGCCTGTCTGTTTTCATTTTCATAAAATTCAATCATCGATCTGTGTACAAATCTTCTTAACCAGATTGGAAATTCATATATTTCTGAGAAGATGTATCCTCCTTTTCCATGAAAGACTATGTCATGAAGCTGTGAGAAGAGCGAGGCTCTATACTCCGGCGTCAGGCCAAAGAAAGGTAACTCCAATTGGAATATCGACCCCTCCGTCTGGTCCGTTCTCAGGATAGAACTTTAAGTCTACGTCTGGTTGTATTGATTTAACATACTCTCTAAATGCTCTTGAATCTCTTGCAAGTAGGTAGTTGTCTACAAAATCTCTAATTGTCTTTATTTCACTATCTCCTTGTACAGAAGTTATCATTCTTTTTAATCTTGTTGATAATTCAGCTGATGAGTCTTTGTTTAGTTTCTTTAACCCTTTTACCTCTTGGTCTACTGCTTGCTCATCTGCATGAGTTAGTAATCTAAAAGTAATAATAGTTCCTGTAGTAGGCATAGTGTAGGTAAACTCATTCTTACCTCCTTTAAACAAAGTTTCATCTACTTCTTTAGGTTTTACTAAAGAAAGGTCTACTATTTGTTTTTCCCCTAAGTATTCAAATTCATAATCCTTACCATACCCTAGTACTCTAGAAGCAATTAAGATTGCATTTTTATCACCTACTAAAAGATCTCCATAATTAATTGGAGTTACAATTAAAGATTGTAAAAGCTTGTCAATTACTGTACCATTCTGAATGTAATTCTGATTTGTTAAAATATCCTCTTCCTTAGCGGTCATATATTTCATTTCAATCTTACCCTCGGCTAGGGGTGAATCTTTTGGGTATAGTAACCCTTTTGAAGGAAGTTCTACCATTTCGGTAGGAAATTTCATTTTTTGTTCCATAAATTTTATTTGTTAATAACTAGTTCTATATATAAATATATCAAAATAAAATTTATAAAAAAAGCCTGGATTAACCAGGCTTGTTTTAGTTGTAAATATTTCCTCTTACACCAGGAACCATTTGTTTAATCTGTTCTATTGAATATTTTTTAGAAATAGGGGTATTAAATAAGTATAAATTACCACCTACCTTTAAATCACTAGGTACAGATGTAAGTTGAGTATTTATTAAATTCAAATTACCGCCTACTTCTAAGCCATCAGGTAAAGAGTTAATTTGAGTATTTCTTAACTCTAAATTACCACCTACCTTTAAGTCACTGGGTAAGGATTTAATTAGGGTAGTTGTCAACTCTAAATTACCACCTACCTTTAAATCACTAGGTACAGATGTAAGTTGAGTATTTATTAAATTCAAATCACCGCCTACTCTTAAATCATTAGGTAGGGATTTAATTGGGGTATTTCTTAAAGCTAAATTACCATCTACCCTTAAATCATTAGGTAAGGATGTAATTAGTGTATTTGTTAAATCTAAATTACCACCTACTTCTAAACCATCAGGTAAAGAGTTAATTGGAGTATCTCTTAGATCTAAATCTCCCTTTCCTCCATCTTTACTATATTGTTGGATTTGTCTTTGGGTCAATATAAGGTGATTTTTAGAACGTTCTTCTTTAGTACGTCTTGAAACTAGTACTTTGTTTTCTAATATATCTTTTAGTTTTATCATTACGAAATACCTATTATATTTACAAAAGTTTTGATATCTTTTGAGGAAATTTGTTTATCTAAACCATCGTACCCATCTATCCTACCATTGTCCATTACCGCTAGCGCTACTACAATTAAATTTTTCCATCGTTTAGGAAATGCCTGTTCTAACTGTTCTACCATTTGTGGTGATTTTACCTTTATATAGTAAAAGGTAACATTCTGTTTGTAATAGTAATCGTTAAAATGATCTGGTGCTTTATATGTAGTACACCATGCGGAATCCTTTCCTCCTTCGCAATCTCTAAATGCAAAATGTGATAGTCCTAATTTACGAGATGCTTCATGGGTATGAGGAGACATTATAAGTAAGTCCGAATTGTCTACAACAGTGTCGTAGTCGTATTCTAAATCTTTAACAGATATTCCTTCTCCTGATTGATTTATTTGGTTTACTTCTGATTGGAGATCTTTGAAGGACTTAAATTGGTATATGTCTTTGGTTCTAGTTTTTCCTTTTTCTAAAAAAGTGTTATATTCTTCAACAGTATTTCTTAGATCATCTAAATCTGGTTTTTCTGTAATCCAGATCTTAGCCATCCATCCTACAAATTTTCTTGTTGGAGTTGGATCGATTTCAATTAGAGTTTTTAAACCATCCTCAGAGAGTTTACCTGCTTGCATATACTGCTTGGCTTGTTTTACGTTTTCTAGAACAGCAACTTTATACTCCCTTAGTAACGGTTTTCCTATATTCATGTATATATCATTTTTTTTACTTATAAATATATGAAGAAAACTTTTTTAAAACAACAAAGCCTATTCTCCCTTATAGATTTTCCAACCTCTTTCAAAAACATCCGGTTTATGAGTCATCCTGTGTTGTAGGGTTGAGTAGGAGATTTTGGTCATCATGGATAATTGTGGATAGCTTCCTGCTGTATACTTTTCTCCCGATTTAAAGATTACTGTATAAGGTCCTTTTGCTGCTTGTGCTTGAAGACCTGTTTTACCTATAAGTCTCTGTCCTGTACTCTTTCCTATTTTACTTCGATGCTCTAATGTCTTTACCTGTCCTTTAGTGTAATTTGTATTCTCCCATCCCTTATCTATCCAGTTTTGCAAATCTTCTACAGGTACATATCTAATTTCTTTTGTTTGAGGATGTACGATAGTCTTCTTTCCTACTCTTGTTTTTCGAATTTTTTCCTTATGTTCTTCTGTAAACTGTAAATTACTTATAGCTTCTGCATAGGTTCTTGAACTTACTATATAATCTCTTTTTTGTGTAGGTGCATTCTGTTTTGACATAAACCAAAAAGCATGCCCCAGTTTTCTATTCTCAGGATAAATCCTACATAGTAGCCAATGGCAAATAAAATGCTCCCTTGCTGTCAATTCAATAAGGTTCTGCTTTTCGTTAGAACCTCCCATACATTTTGGAATGATATGATGCTTTTCTTTGTAACCTTCTAACTTTCTTTCTTTTGCTCGATCAACTATTTGATCATAAATTCTTTGGTAATTCATAATAAAAAATGCCTATTTACTTTATTATAAATAGGCATAAATTATGTAAACCAGTAGTTTAATACTGCATTTAGTAGTTCAAAATGCAAAAATCCATTGCTACTGTAATTCCTATCTCTACAATTCCGTCAGTAGAAGTCCAGTCAAATTGTCCAAAGTCTCCTTTTGTTAAGAAAGCTCCTTTTATGATCCATTCCCCTACTATATCTCCTACAGGACCTAGAATGTTTAAAGTTAAATCTTTCTTATAGAAATCTGAATAACCAGCTCTACCTGTTACTGATTCGTATCCTAGACGTGCCCACTCCATTACTGCTTGAGCTCCAGAAGGTGTAATTGGTGAATATAAAGTCATATCCATATTCTCCCAGTTTCTCTTTCCTCTTATTTTTCTGTAAGAGTTAATGTGATCAAGTTTGATCTCTGCATCTGTGAAGTTAGGTGCTTTCACATTCTTTACCATGAATGCTGGAATGTTATCTATATACATTACGAACCTGTGCTGAACCATTGGTTCAAAAGCTCTAAACATTATCTCATTAGGATCGAGAACAGCCATATATTTTATTTTTTAATTATTAGTTTTATTTTTACAATTTTCTCCGTGAAACCTTTTAAAAGCACTTGCTCCTTGTATTTCCCTTCCACAGTGTATACATTTTTGAACTCTGTAACTTGGGTTGTTATTTATAAATAGGGCTGTTTGCCTTTTCCTCTCTTCTTCACTTTTACTTTGCCAAGCTTTTTTAATTCCCTCTACCCTTATGTCGATATGTTCCTGTTTTTGCTTTGGAAGTTTTTTACCTTTTACTGCAGGACCATGTTTTTCCTGCCATTTTTTAAGAGTTTGACTTTTTTTTGCATTATCCGAGTATTTTTTAATTCTCTCTACACTCCAGATAGTTCCTTTCAGCCATCCTCCTCCATCGGTTTTATTTACTAAAGTACCTGTTCCTTTGTCCTGCCTTCCATATAGTGTTATAAACTCTATCTCCTTTCTGTAAGCCTCTTCTCTTGTCTTACATTCAAATAAAATCTCTGTTTCTATACTTACGTTAGAAGCTTGTCGTTTCCACTCTTTACTTCTATTTACGTAGTCATAGGCACGTTTTTCAGTGCCTATTCCTATGTAAAATATTTTATTCGTACTTGTATCAATATGTCTATATACTGTAACCAATAGTATTATTTTATTATAAATATACCTTGTTTAGATTCTTATGCAAATGTTGCTCCTGTTGGTTCAATTGTAAAGTCTAATACTACGAATTCAATTGTTTTAGTTGGTTGGATAAAAATTTGTCCTACTAATTGATTTCTATCTACAACATCTGCTGTATTGTTTGTATCATCCATTACTACTCTGTACGCAAAAAGACCTTGTCTTTGTACTACTGATTCTAAATAAGGATTTACTGTCGCTAAGAATCTATTTCTAGTTGCAATAGTATTTTGTTCGAATACTAAGTTTCTTGCTTGGTCACCAATGAACTTCTTAAGTTCTATTAATAAACGTCTAACATTTACTCTATCTAAAGCTGATGCTTTTGTTTGTAATGTTTTCTGACCGAATACTGATATACCTGTTCCTGGGAATGTTGCAATTGGATTAACTTTTGATAAATACAATGTATCTCTATCTCCTTTTGTTAATTTTCTTTCTGCTTGAATTACTCCTGGAATACCTCCTCTTACAAGTCCTGCTGGTGCAAACCATGGTGCTGTAGCTGCATCTGTAAATGCATATACTCCTGGAATTACTGTTCCTGCTGGTACATATTCGTTTTTACCTGTAGCTGATTGGATTTGTACCCAAGGCCAGTAAGTTGCTGCATATGAGCTATTAAGTGTAGCTGCTTGAGTTGTTACATCTGAAAGGATAGATCCTGTTGGTACTAAATCTACTACTGCAATACAATCTCCTCTTGATTCTGCTAAAGATATAATAGAATTGTTAACACTTTGTCCAATTGTATTTGAATGTATCATACCTGGTGCAGATACTATATTGAACACATATTCATCTTGATTAGATAATAATGAAATTGCTGTTGAATAGTTAGCTGATACTGTACCTTGAATATTTGTAGATGCTGCATTAATGCCTGCAAAATATGTAGCTCCTGACTTAACAGCTCCAGTAGCTCCGTAAAATGATCCAGATCCTACTTGAGGAAGTGATGCTGAGTATGATAATCCTGATAAATCTGTATTAACTGTTATTCCATCGTTTACTAGGTAGTTTGGAGTTGTTCTAGTTACTGATGAAACTCTAATGTAGTTTGATCTATTTGGATATGTTCCTTGTTTGTAAATGTATGATGTAGAACCATCTGTTCCTACCGTAGTGTATTGGTTACCAATTACTGCTTCAATATAGTTTGGAGAATTTGGATCTAAGGATACATTATTAAATGTTTCAAGAATGATAGGATTGTTTGTACTATCGTTTCCTTGTCTTACAAGTAATGTGAATGTTCCTTGAGCATTATTAACATTTTGAATCTCCCATCTAAGGTTATCTGTCGATCCTGATACCAATGACCCATCTGAATTTAATGCTCCTGGGTCTGATACTGCTGTTGAGTTGTTAAAGATCGCTCCTTTACCTATAGTTGCTATTGTAAATGTATTTGCTTGAAGTGCTGGTGTTCCTCCTCCTAATGTTGCTGCAGGAACGCTTGATCCTGTTGGCTGTCCGTAGAATAAATCTGTATAGATTCTTAGTCCATTTGCTGCTACCGAACCTGAGAATTCTATGTTTGCTCCACCTGTTACTACAGTTAATCCTAATTCAGTTACTTGAGTGTTTATAAAATTTGCAAACGAAGCAGTCCACTGCCCTACTGTATATCCACTTCCACTATTTGGACTAAAATATCCTGAGTCTGTTGTTGACGAGTATGAGTTATAATTAAATCCAAAAGCAGCAGCTGCTATATAATAGTAGTTATCGTTTGCGTCCACAAAGGTAATCTGTTCTCCAGACCCTGTTATCGATGCATTTAGTGATGCTACTGTAATAGAAGCGGTTGCAAATGCTCCTGCTACTCCTACTATGTTACTTGATACTGTAGTGCTTTGTGCTGCTGTATAAGATCCTGATACAACTCTTGTAATTAAAGCTGTTCCTCCACCTTGTGAGAAATAATTTTTTACTGATAGAGATGTAAGGAATTCATAATTTGAAGAACCTGAGGTGAATGTTTCTCCGAACTTTCTTACATAATCGTTATACGAAGTAACAATTGTAGGCTGATTATCTGGTCCTTTTACTGTTGGTCCAATGAATGCTGCACCTGCTTGTATTGCTGCTGGTTGTATAAAAGAGATGTCATTCTCTCTTGTTAACACTCCTGGAGAAATAATTGATTCTGCCATGTTTTTATTTGATTTGTTTTAATTTATTATAAATATCTTTCGACTTTGATAACCCTTGTATATGCACGGAGGTTATTTATTCTCTAATAAATAGGAAAGGAGGATTAAAACCCTCCTTATATTATTTTAATATACTTATACTATTCTTCCTGTGGTTGCTGTATGGCAGTGAATATTCCTTCATCAAGATTGATAGTTCCGCTTCCGTATTGTTTTTCTAAAAATTCTCCTAATGTCTTTTGTTCTTCATGTAATTCAATTACATATTGTTCTGCGTTTAGTCTTCTTTTCTTAATATCCAACTTCGCTAATTCTATTTGACCTAATTCAATTTGTATTGCTTGATTTTTTTCCTGTATTGATTTTATTTGATCAAGAATTTCTTGGGGTAATTGTTGTGTTTCCATAAACTGTGTTTTTGTTTTG